GCCCGCTAACATCGATCGCGGATACCGTGAGGGGGCCGAGAACAAGGCGGTCTCCCGGCTCTCCTGAAACGACGTAGGTTAGAGCGACGTAATAGGTTCCCCCGTTGAGGCCAGTAATATCGATCTTGGTCGTGTCCGGCGGGAAAGTCCCATAAAGGGTCCAAGTTACCGAATCCGGACTTGAGACTGGATCATGTACGCCGTCATCCAGCCAATATTCAACGATGATGCTCTCGACATTCTCGTCGTCAGGGACGGCCCCTGTAATTTCGATGACGGGAACACTCGCGCCTGAACTCTCAATCGTCGTCGCCGATCCGGTCCAGTCGCCGCTATCGGGAGATCCAATATCCGGAGGCGGGGGCGTGGTGGTGCGCGAGGATTGGTCGAGCACAAAAGGAGTGTCGTCGGCGAATACAGAGACGGAAATCTCTCTTAGGGTGAGCGTGTTTTGCCATTTTTCATCGATCGAATAGGCGTCGACCCGGAAGGTCTTGGTTGCTCCGCCGAGATAGCGATCGGATGTCCATTCTATCCAATCACCGTCTTCTATTTCACAGAAACGTGGGCCGAGCTTTACGGTAGCACGGCCCCAAAGCCTTCCGAGCCTGCGGGTGATTTCAGCAATGACTTGGGCTTGAGGGCCATCCCTGACAAGCCGCAATGTAATCTGGGCTTCTCGAGGACGGCCATCCGTCAGGATATCCGAAGTATCCCTCGCGATGGGCGCAGCGTGACTGTTCCACTTTTGATCTGGTTCTACGTAGGTTGATACAACAGAATTGACCCATTCAGCGTCTGACTCGGAAAGAAAGCCCTGGTTCCAACGGACTTCACTTGCGACAAGAAGATCATCATCGGTGAAGCTTGCGACGACCGACTTTGCTTGGGCCGGTTCTAGTTCGACGGAACCCTCATGGGTAATGACATTGCCGGCGACCGCCGCCGCGAACATTTGCTCGACGTCGATAAAGTCCTGGTTCGAATAGACCGGCCCCGCGATCCTAAAGCGAACGCCGATCTCGAGAAAACGCCATGTTACATCATGGCTCAATACGCCATCACGGGAGACAATCGCATTGTTTACGGGATCATAAGCCGCATCGTTGACGCCTGTTGCCACCCAATCGCTTGCCGTAAGCGATTGAAGGATCGATCCGCTTTCGAGCGAGATCTGGTCCATGTCGGACCAAAAGGTCGTTTGGCTTCCCGGCGATTGCTGGAGACGCCCGCTGTTCCACTCGCCCCGCGTTTGGTAGCTTTGCGTCCCACTCGCTTTGATCGCTCCGGTAGAGGCGTCGATCGTGTACCAGTGCCCGTCGCTCAATACGAAGAACTGGGTTTGGGATGCGACTTTGCAGAAATAGGCAGTCGAAGGGCCGCTTCGTGTTGCAGCACCAGTAACGGTAAAAGAGGCCGTGCCGCCAGTAATCTGTTTAATGATGAATTGGTTACTTGTCCCGGTCGGTTGAAATAGCGCCCAAACATTGCGCAATTCGTCCAGACAGAAATCGACGGCCGCCTGAGTTCCGCTGATTAACGATTCGCCGAAATAATAGCCGCCTTGTGTGGTGCCGCCATAAATTGAGACCGTATCGTCCGAGAAATCGAAAACGCGGCACGGCCCCGGGAAACGATGGCTTGAATCGCCGATCGACACACCCATGGTCGTGCTGCCTAGCTGAGGCGTGACATATAGGTGGTTGAACCCGTCAAGAAGGGTCGTCCCGTAATAATAGGCCGTTCCGTTTCTCGAGATGGCGACGTTCGTAACGGTCCCAGCTTCAGCACCATCTCCTGATGATGGGCTCGAAACGCGAAGCGGGGTCTGTGTCCCCGAACTGTACCATTCGATATTGCCGTCTGTATCCCAACGGATCATCAGGCCGTCGGGGCTGAAGGAGAATCCTCCACCAGAAACTGTCGAAGAGCCCGCCGCTTGAACATATTTGAGAGGCGTGTTCGAAGGGATTTCATCGCATAGATTCGCAGGCGCGATGATGTTTTCGGGCGGCGCCTCCTCGGCTGTTAATCCCCTGCCGACTAAAAGCTTCGTTTCGTCGGCCGTGTCGTCTTCGGCGTAGATGCCCCTGACCCAATTGTAGCGGCAGACGACGGGGTTTTCGCTCCATTCCCAGGTCGCCGGGTCATCCCAACGATGGGCGCCGGATCCGCCTGCAACAGTATCGTCCTTGCGCGGATCGTAACAGAGTTTCCCCTTGATAACGAAGCCGAAGTGAGGACGTCCTCCGGGCCATGCGGGCTTCTTAGCATCGGGCTTGTCGGCAAGATAGGCGACGATAACGTCGCAGCCAGATTTGCCGAGATCCGAGGACGTCCACCCCGGCCCATTGTCGAGAACGATATCAGGCAGTGGATCGTTCGACGTATCGGCTCTGAAATATAGCTTGAAATGGTGCTCGTCGAACTGCGGATAATTTCCATCGCCGGTATAAATAACCTTCTCGTCATTGACGAAAAAGTAAGAGAGTCCTTCGCACTTATGATCGGCAAGCCGGATAATCAGGACTTCCCAATCGGTTCCGTATTTTCCTCCATAATCGAACCCATCGACTAGGGTTCCGGGAGTAAAGGTCTCTCCGAATTGCGCGCACCGAGGCTGTTCACCGAGCGCGATCGTCATTTCCGATGCTTGCCGCGCTGGCTGTTTCGGAGCAGTTAAATCGACGACCGCCTGGGCGACGATCATCGAAACGCCTTGGATTATCAGGCCGGGGTTGCCAGTCAGGACGCCGACGACGACAAGCGCCGTCCCAATGATGAAGCCGATAAATTTGCTCACGGCTTCCTCGCGGTAATGGACCAGGCGATGGCGGCCTTATTCCTCGGAACGCGAACCAATCCTGTTTCGCTCGTCGCTACGAGGGTTGCTCCTTCGACCACCATCGGGTGAAGGCCAATGAGTTTAGCCTCTTCATCCGGGATGCCGACCAAGGCCTCGGTCGGCACTCCCGCGATGTCCCCGCGGTGGGCCTGAGCGAGCGGGATACGTTCGAACCTCGCGTCCAAGGCTGCTCCCATTCCGCCCAATCTGTTGAGCGTGCTGATCGCGGTTGCCCTGCTTTTCCATTTGAGCTTGCCGAGAGCGGATTTGCCTGTCGCGGCCTGGATCGCGCCGTCTATGAACGAGACACAATCGTTCTTGTCGCTCCCCCACTCATAGGGCCGAGTTCTGCGTTCGTTAAGATACGCGACGAGAGCCGTATAATCGCGCTTCACCCGCCGAAATTCCCGTCCGGAGGCGAAACTGCGGAGGCCGTTCGGGACGGCTTCTTGCCACCCCAATAAAGATCCTTTTGGCCAGCATAGGCGGTATTACGGAAATATCCATCGCTCGAATCGATTAGCCTTTGATCATAGTCGGCTCGCATTCTAGCTCCGCTTCTCCCGAGCCCCCGAGCCGTGCTTTCGATTGCGTATTGGATCGCTGCTGGACCGCCGATCGTCTCGATCGTATCGAACGTATCGCCCCTCCCCCTATCGAAGACGTGAGCGTCTAGGAGCGTTTGCCCATCGCCCGCAAAGATAAGCCGGTAGAGAACGACGGCTGCGCCCTTGACCTCAGCGGCGTCCAACAATGCGAGTGCCGCGCTCTCTACCCCGGAAAGAGTTAGGGTGACCCCTTGGGCAACGCCGCCTATCGCGTTGTTATTTTGTTGGGCGAACGCCTTGTCGCCGAGGGGGAGATAATCGTTTCCGTCTATCGTAAGAACGCCATAACCACCCCAAACATAGATTGGAGTTCCTGCGTTCTTTGGAGTAATCGCTACCGCACCCGTCACAAGCGCCTCGCCTGCGACGATCGCGGCCTTTGCCGCCGTCTCTAAGGTTTTCATCTGTCAGGATCGGATATCTTGAACACCGACAATTTGTCCGCCCTGGATAGAATAGAGGCGGTCGACCGGCCCGAGATTGGAGTTCTGTACATCGATCACCATCACGCAGCCAGTTTCATCAATATGGGCTATAGCGGATCCGGGAACGGCCGAAGGGATCGGAGGTTCGACGGTAACAGTCAAATTGCCCGATCCGTCTGCAGTCCCGCCAGCGGTTACGGCAACTATCGCGCGCCAAGCGAGCCCTGAAATAGCGGTCTCTGTCGCATTGTATCGGAAGTCGACATAATCGCCCTGAGAGAGCTCAAGCCCCGCTGCGTCCGAACCCAGGTGGAGGGTAAGAAGGCAATCGCCATCCGAGTTCGTGATTTGTGACCAGCTAGAAGCTTGTCCAGTGAATGTCCCGAACGCACCGAAGCCGTCTGGATAGAGCTTCGGGAATTGACGGGTAAGATCACGTCCGACAAAGCGCCTCGTAGCTCCGCGGATTCCGCGGAGGAAGGCCCGCCACTCATCTGAATTGTCTTCCGGCATTTGCGATAGCGTCCAAACGCCGCCCCAAAGTGGAAATCCGACCTGAACTCCTCCGATACGCCCGCTCGCCTCCGGGGCTTGGGCGTCGATGCGCTGTGGTTCGAACTGCTGTTGGGCGACATACAGAGTCGGCATTTCGATAGGAGCCTTCACCGACGCCCCCCCAGAACAAAGCGCTGTTGAGCATCTCGAACGGTAGTGACGATTTTCCCCGGCAGGCTCGCTTCAAGATCGTCGAGATGCATCTTGATCGCCGCCACGGCGCTAGGGTCAGCACCGCGGAAATCGTTATTGTTGATGACTTGGACGGGAGGCTGCATGGGGGTATTCCTGTACGGCGCAGCCGCATTCCCCATCGCTATCATCGGGATAGGCAAACCTTGGACTATGCCACCAGACGCGAACCCTTTGACGCCAAACGCATCGGCTATGGTTCCAGGAATGCTCAAGTAGCGGAGCATTCCTTGCGATTGGAGAAACGCAACAGGGCTAACGAACTTCAGAGCGCCGAAAATGCCGCCGCCCCTTTTGTGCGGCAAACGTCCGGTATTGATCGCATCGAGCATTTCGACGCCGAATTTGCGGACGGCCGCAGCGCTCATTACGTATTCGCCGTTGGACAGCATCGCGGGTATGCTATCCGACGTCGAACTCCCATCACCCGAGACGAACCCGCCACTCGCAAAACCGCCTGGAAGGCTCGGCGCTACTCCACCATTTAATCCTGTGACCGACATTTCGCCGCCAAGGTCTGGAGACGGAATGCCACCACCGCCGCCTCCCATCGCGGCCTCGAGGGCTTGGAACAGGATCATCTTGATTGTCATCTTCAGCAGGTCGGCGAGAATAGAAGCTGCCAACTCGTGAAAAGCATCCTTCATGCTTTCGGTGCCGGTGATAACTTTCTCGATCGCATCGGTCAGACCGTCCAGCCCTTCGACCTCGATCGATTGAAGGGCCTGGTTTATTTCTGCTGCTGTCTTCGGGACATCGTGCGCCCATTGATCTAGAGGGCTGCGGTTGTTGGCATTTATGAGTGCAGCGCCCTGCGCTTGCTGCACCGGCAGATTGTCGATCTTCTGCTGGATCGCGTCGATTTCTTCCTTCGTGCCATGATTGCGGATCACGAGGTCTTTCTCGTGCTCAAGTTCGAGCCGCTGCTGAGCGATCTCGGAGGCGAGGATCTGAAGCTGAATGCGGCGATGGTCTTCCGCCGTGGTCGCCAGTTGGTCAGCGACGTGGAGTGCGTCCTGCTGGAACTTCAGTTTCTGAACGGCAATCTCGAAATTCGCCTGCTCGGCGCGGGCGAGCTGCTCTTCGACTATCGCCTGAAGCTTGGCCGCCGCTTCGGCCGCATTCTCTGCCTTTAGGATCCTGGCCTTTGCCTCGACCTGCTGGAGCGCAGCATCGGTAATCTTGTGCTCGGCATGTTCGCGTTCGGCCCTTGCGACCTCTTCGTCGATCGCCTTGTCCTTGGCGGTCTTTTCCAACTGGACGAGTTGGATCGCGATTTGCAGATGTTCTTCGTTGCTCCCTGCAAGGCCTAGCTTCGCCTGTAGGATGTTCTGCTCGGCCTGAAGGATTTCCTTGTCCATTTGAGCAAGGAGTTCGTCAGACCTATCGGCTGGCGGCTTCCTTCCCTTCGGACCCTTCGGAGCGAGAAACTGAGGAAGATTAATACCTGGAGGCGGTGGCCCTTGATCCGGCTGGAGCGCCGCCGTTCCAGCTTGGGCGAATAGCTTCCGCTGCTTGGCGAGTTCAGTCTGCGCGCTCTTTAGCCCGCCAGACGCCCCGGTACTTCCGTGATGGAATGTTATCAGGCCGCCTAGGATAGACGTATCGCCTTCCTGCTGCTGGCCTTTTAGCCGTGCGACTTCCTGCTCCGCTTTTTGCAGCTGCTGGAGCCGGAAGATATAATTCATGTTCTGGTCGGCTTGATTCTCGGCGACCTTCTCGCCGGCAAAGGCGCCGATGCCTGCGCCGACCGCTGCGCCAGCCACGCCAAAACGGCTTCCGGCCAGACCGCCGATAATTGAGAGCGCGAGTTGCGGGTTCGAACTGAAGAAGTGAAGGATCTGGTTTGTGAGCGTTGAGAGAGCCTGAGCGAGACTAAGAATAGAGTTCGCGTTGGACGTGACCGTCGAAGCGATGTTCGCCTCTAGGACCGTCTTCAGCGCTTCGAGCTTGTGAGCGGTCTGCTCCGCATTCTGGATTTGCTCGTCGGAAAGAACAACGCCCAATTGTTGCGCGGCTTGGGCTAATGCATTCAGCCTTGCGGTTCCGCCAGAGAGAAGGCTATCGAGTTGCGCGCCAGTCCGTCCAAATAGCGCAACCTCGACCGCGGCCCTCTGCGAACGATCAGTGACGTTCTTCAGTCCGTCGGCGATCATCGAGAAGATTTCGCCGGTATTCTTGCCCTTCAATTGATCGACGCTAATCCCGATCGCTTTGAACGCCTTTATCTGAGCCTGAGAGCCGACCTCGGCCTTGCCCATCGAAACCGTAAGGCGCTGTAATCCGCCCTCAAGGGCCTCCTGGCTCACACCCACCTGCTGAGCTGCGAAGCGAAATTCCTGAAGCTGCTTTGTCGTGACGCCAAGAGTTGAGGCTGTCTCCCCAATCGCCGCGGCATATTTGAGACTTTGCTGAATTTGATTGGTAAGAGCCCCGACCGCGAAAGCGGCGACCAATCCCTCGACCGCTACTTTTGCAGACTTGAACGAGCTCTCGATATCTTTCGAAAGTCCCCTGGCGCTAGATCGCGCCTTGTTCGCGCCAGCTTCGAATTGAGCGGTATCGAGCCCGAGCGCAACGCGGAGCGACCCAATCAGCGCGCTAGCCATCTACGGTGGCCTTCTTGCTCTTCTTCGGTGTGGGTTCCGTTACGTCGGAGAGCTTGAAGACGTCCCTCATAAGCTTCCCGAGGGCAGCAACAACAACCTTGCCGTATTGGTCAGAATATTGGACGCCAGCGATGACGTCGTGGCTCAGGTCCGAGTGATGCTTGCGTGTCAGTGCGAAGAGGAAGTTGGTCATAACCGTGCATGACGTCAGGATCTCGCCAAGCAGTTCGAGCATCCCCTTGCCGTACAGTCCCTCAAGATAGGCGATTGCTTGATAATCGACCGCAAGAGTCAGCTTAAAATCGTCGCCGAGCGCGATCGTCGCCTCGTGGAGAAATGGCTTCAGTTCCATTAGTCACCTTGAGCAAGGCGGGCCGCCCTGCGCGATAGCCGTTGGGCTGTCGCGTCGATTTGGACCCACATGAAATATCCGAGGAGCTTCAGGGATTCGTACTTCTTGGAATCGTAAGCTGGCCGGCCAGAAGGCTGAGCGACGTCCTTGAAGGTGCCGAACTCCATGAAGATGCCATGATGGCGCGGCAGGCTTGCCGACGGCCCGACGTAAACAGTGACGCCGCCAGGAGGGCCGATGTCCTTGTCTTTCGAGACCGTCTTTTCGGAAACGATGACGGAATCGCGAAGATGCAATCCCTGATCAGTGGCGTCGTAAGGAGCGAGTGCAGACCAAGTTGCGCGGATCGGTTCAGCGGCATCTATAAGAGCGCGGCGAACGACGTTCTTCTCAGTCGCGATCTTCGGAAGCTCTTCAAGCGCATCAAGAATGCCGTCCAGCCCGTCCACATGGACGGTCAGATTGAGCGGTTGTTGAAGGGCCATGCTGCGAGTATCTTTCCTGCTTTATGGCGCAACGGCTCGCTGCATTCTCGTTCGTGTTCGTGCTGGTGGCCGGTTATTTCCTGTTCACCGGCCTTACGCTGGACACGTCCGTTTCGACTGGAGACGGAACCGTCGCCAATCTCCAGTTGATGCACATTCAGGCGATGAAGATTGGCCTGGGAATAGGCTCTGCGATCATCGCTTCGATCTTCGCGACAGGCGCTGCGATCGTCAGTTCACGCGGCTGATGTCGACAGGAACGCCACGCGCCTTGAGAGCGTGGAAGAAGGCAATCGCCTCGGCGTGTTTCGCATTGCGTGAAGGCTTGGCCTGATATTCCGACAAGTCCTTGAGATTGCCGCCATAGCCGCTGAGCGCGAAGACTGCCGTATGCCACGCATTCGAGATCGCCAGTTCGTGTTGTCGCTTAGCGGCGAGGGCCATGCCTTCCATCGCATTGACGTAGGACCGCGGCGATTCACGCCAGAACTCGGAAGGAGAGCCGCCGAGCTTGATCCATTCAATGCGAAACTGGGCAATGTCCCACGCCGCTTCGGAGGGTTTTCCGGCCTCTCTTCCGCCACGTTGAACGTGCGCTGGATCAGCCCGAATAGAGCCGACGCATCCAGAGAAGCGAGCAAACCCATAGCCTGCCCCAAGGTTGCTTCCGGATAATGCCGAAGCATCAGTCCCTTGACCACTTGAGCCTTGAGACTCAGCGGACAGCCGCCGAACAGCACCGGAAGGATCTCGGGTATTTTCTTGCCCGAAAGCCTCTCAATGTGATCGAGCGCGCGAAAATCCACAGCTAACCGACAACCCTCAACGACCTCTTCGTCGTCAAATGGCATCAGCTACCAGCGGCCCCGGCGCCCTGCTCCTGCGCTCCGGTAATGCGGAGGGTGGCCGTCGCGGTGATCTTGCCGGCGGCTTCCAATGTATCAGGAGCATACTTCTTGACGAAGCATTGGGTCGTGATGTTCCACTCGATCGTCCCGGTTCCACTGTTATCGGGAATTTCGAAACGGACCTTCCGGGTGTCGGCCGTGTTTTTAGCGGCCGTCAACAGGACGTCCGTTGCCGATCCGGGGACGTAGTTGAGCGTTACCGTGCAATCGCCGCCGTCGATTAGACCGGCCTTGTATTCCTTGCGCCGACCGGGGGACTGAAGGTGCGTGACCTCCACTTCGTCGGCCTGGTCCTGCGGGAAGGTGCAGCTAACAACTTCCGCGAGTTCCGTAAGGTTGGCTTCCGTGTCGTCAGTCGACAAGAACACCTTCCCGCCCCATCCGATGCGGGCTAGCGAGTCTGCCATTTCATGCTCTCCTTTTTGGGACTTAACTATGAGGGATCATCAGGTCCGCGCTTCTGCGGTAGATGATCGTATCGCCCTGCTTTTCACCACCAACATCACGCGGCCCGAGGGCAATGTCCGCGCGTTGGAATGTGTGGCCGTTCGAATCGTCGCCGGTGACTAGAGCGGCGATCAGGTTCTCCATCGCTGTTCGGGCCTCGGCAACCGACTCGGCCCATGTGTCGATCTGGATCCGCGCAAATTCGAGATCCCAGTCGGTCAGGGTTTGCGGGCGAAGCTCGGTAATGTCCTGCAACGTCGCATACGGAAAAGCCGTGTCCTGCGGCGCATTGACCGGATAGCTTTTTGGGT